GGTTAACTATATCTATTTTTTTCCGAAATTTCTACCAAAATCGTTAATTTTGCTATCATCAGACATTTGTTGTTTAGCTAATGATACTCCTGCACGTAATCCAGCTAGTTCTTCGTTCTGTTCTAGCTTATCTTCGTGTTGTGATTGGTTCATCATAGCTTTCATCTTATCTATGTCAATTCTTTCTTGTCCTTCTTCTTCTTTTCTTTGATTTTCTTGTGCTCTAAGGTCAATTTCTCTTGCTTTTAATCTTAATAATGGATCAGAACCATATTCACCACTAATTTTTTCTTCTTCTTTAGCATAATCAGCTGTCATTTCAGCAATTAAGATAGCTTTTCTTGCTTCTATTGCATTTGCTAATTGTTGAATACGTTGTTGTCCTCTAGGATCTTTAGGATTTTGCATTAACATTTGTATTTCTTGTAATTCAGTAACAAATTCTAATTGAACTTGTTCTTGGCCCATTAAACTAATTCTTTCTAAGTTATTTTTTTGTAATAACATCATAGCCATTGGATTATTTTGCACCATATTAATACCCATAAAATTTAAATGTGCATCAATGTGAGCTTTATGATCTTGTCCACCAAATGCTTTAAATGGTTTTCCACTAATTGCCATTATATTTTCTAAAGCTGGATCCATTGGAGCAGGTTGAGGTGGTGGAGGGAGAATTGCGTTTATATTTTTAACTCCTAATGCTTCATACATAGATCTATAAGCTTGATATAAGTTATGTAACTTTGGATTAGATTGAGCTAATTGTAATTGAGATTGAGCCATTGATATTCTTTGAGTTTGAGAGAATATATTTGGATCTGCTACTGGAAGTATATCTACTCTTTCATCAAAGTCTTGTACTTTAATTTCTCTAGATGCATTAGGTACATCATAAGGATAAACTGGTGGTAAATAAGTTTTAAATACTCCAGCTAATAATTTAAATTCTTCTTTTAAACCTACGTATAATCTTTTGTGTATAGCTGACATTACCCGCGATCCACGTTCCAATAACGCCACAGTAGTACCCACGGCAGCTTGTTGGTTCATATCGCCTACTTGATTATCAGCGATGGACGCGAAGCGTTGACCTGCTTGAACACAAATCCCCATCAATGATAATAATGTTGGGTTAGGTCCTTTGAAAGGTAATTGCATAAATTGATCTGCAATATTTCCTGATGGAGAATCAACATCTCTAAATTCACCAGGTTGTAATGGTTGTGCATCATCTCTAATTCTTACACCTCTAGTTTTAAAACCAGCTGGTAAGTTTGCTAAAGTTCCTGCATCTAATAATTGTCTTAAAGCTGCTGTTGCAGTTCTTGTTAATCCACCAATCATGTGAATTAAACCAAAACCATAAAAACCAGTTCCAGGTAAAAATTTAAATTGTACAAAGTAATTTACTTTTTTCTTAAGTTTATCTTCAGCTTCATAGTTTCTTCTAATAGATAAAATTTGTGTATTGGCTGTATCTAAAGTTACAATGTAAGGTATTTTAATTCCAGTAGGTTCTCCATCTTCTCCTAAATCTTCATAACCTTCTAAATCTAAATCCATATGAAACTCTAAAAGAGTAAATTGATCTTCGTTACCATTTTGAGTAACACCTTCAAGTTCTTGTTCTTTTTGTGTTATTTGATTTTCTATTACAGGGGGCTCACCTAATTCTACATCTTTATAAAATCCTGATACTTGTTGTTTACGTAATTCATTTTCTGAAATTTTAATAACATGCACAATAGCTTCTGCATCTTCCAATGATGTTGCAGAATAAGGTACAACTAAATCATCAGAGTGAACAAATTTAGATACGGCTCTACCTAAAAGATCATCATAATAAACTTTCTTAAATGTAGAGCCGGACAGGGGTAGATAGAAAAGCATTTGATCAAACTCTGGTTCATATTCTTTCATCTGATCCATAAGTTGATAATTCATAAAATCTTTAACTCTATTTGCTTGATCTTGTTTGGGTGCTGTAACATCTCCTAAAATTTGAGTTCTTACAGGACCATCACTTGGTAATAATTCTTTATAAGCTGTTGCTTGAAATTGTGCTACGGCTTCTGCTAACACAGGATGTGTTACAGAACTTGCACCTCTAAAGGGTTGTGTTCTTCTTTGATATTTAAATCCTAATAAATCTAAACCTTCTCTATAACTTTGAGCCCAGTCAGCTCTTGATTCTTTGTACTCTGTATATTTATCTGATAAATTTTGTGCAAGTTCAGATAATATACCATCATCTAAAAATTCTGCGAGGTTAGAAAAATGATCTTCACCTCCTTCTGGAGATGCAGCATTTGGATCAAAAGAAATTTCAGCACCACCTTCTTCGTCCATTTCAATCTCTACTGGACCACCTTCGGTTTGTACTTTTTCTATCTGTTCTTTTTGTTCTTGAATTACTTCTTCTGCACCTGGAATCTCAACGGTTGTTTTAGTATCAGTAACTGATTTGTCTATTGAATCTGCCATGGGGTATTCTATCCTCTATCTGTAATTGTTTCAACACCTTCTTCTATCTCTGTACTATCAGGTGTTTCTTTAACTGTCAAACTTTCAATAACCTCATTCATTAAAGCTGGGTTGGACTTTTTAGGTTCTTCAATAGGCATAGGGTTTTCTGCTGCCCATTGTAATAGTTCTGCTTGAGTAACTGTTTCATCATTTGCAGTATTAACAAAAGCTCCAATAACTTCATTATATTTAATATCCATTATCTTTTCCTCACGAACATCGTAGCGAGGCCACCGTCTTTATATCCAACCATACCACCATCAGCTCTTAATACATCAACATCATAATTACTTAATCCAGCTGGTGTACTAAAATCTTGACTTATTGTGCTTCCATCTTGATTTGTAAATGCTGGTCCACTGTATGTTAATTCATCTCTTTGAGCTTTAAGTGCTGCAGCAGCTTTTTCTTTTTCAATTCTTTCAAGTTCTTTTAATCCAAGTTCTTTTGAATTTAAAATTATTCCTTTAGCAAGATTAATATTTCGAAGATCTCTTACTAAATTAGTTTGTTTACCCATTATTTTATTAAAACCTTTATTACCTTTATAAGTTCCATCAATGATGTCTTCAATTTCTTCTACAGTGAAACCATATTTATCAGTTAAGGTTTGAGTAATACTATCTGTTCTTTTATCAAAAGTATCTGCATCCATTTGGTTTAAATTATATCCAGACATAACACCACCAACAGTTCCATAGTCACCTTGTATTCTTCCTATGTTATCAACTCCTATACCTAGGTTAGCTGCGATGTTTTCATTAATAGCTCTTTGATTAGGTGGTAACATATTGGTAAGTCCTGAAAGTCCTGAAGCTAACATTTTTGCACCACCNATAAGAGGAGACTTTGCAAAGGTAAGTGCAGTGCCTAATGTATTTGCAAATTTATTATTTGTTAATTGATCTACTGCTCCAGTAAACATTGAACCTATTTTTGTACCACCAATTTTATTTTTAATATTTTCCATTATACCTGGTTGATATACGCCTACTTGATTACTTGTGTCAGTTGGCATATCACCATAGTAAGCACCACTTAAAGATGCTTCATTTGCAAATGGATCATTAATGCCCATTGATGTTAATTGTTGATTTCTTTGTAATGCTTCAAACGCTGGCATCACACTTGGATCTTGTCTAAAAGATTGTAATGTATTTGAATTATTTCCACCATCTCCACCATCTCCACCTTGATTAATTATATTTTTTGATGTGTTAGTAACAGGTGTATCTGATGCTGGTGTTGAACTTGGTTCATATAAATTTCGAGCTGATAATGCATCAGCAATCTCTTGGTCTGTAAAACCATAACTGTTCATTGAATTATAAATATTTAATGCCGGTCCTTCTAATGGAGAACCACCCATAAACATTCCAACTCGACCGCCGTCTGCATATGGTAAACCATATTTTTCTGCAATTCCTTTACCATCTAAACCTAAAACTTTAGTGTCATAATAATCTTGTCCACTCATATAACCAGTTTCTCTTCCATCAACCACATCTCTTACTTCTTCTTTAAAATTCATATAAGGATCATTTGAACTATAATATTTTACCGCTTCATCAAAATCTTGATACCCTCCTGGATTATTTTGCATTTTTTGCATTGCTGCATCTACTTGTGCTTGAGTTACATTTTGTAGTTGTGACATACCAAATCCTGGTCCTGCCATAACTTGTCCGTAAGTTAGTAAATTGGGATTTTTAGCTTCCGTTAAAACTCTATTATTAAAATCCATATAATATTGTCTTGGATCCTTTCCTGAACTTATAATATCTTGATAAGTAGATTGATCCATATTTAAAGCTTGTGCTTCTGGAGAAACAGCTCGATATGTTGGTTTTGGTTTGGGTGCAGCATAAAATGTAGGTTGTAACTTTTTAGATACCATCTGATCTAAAACTCTGTCATAATCTCCACCACCTCCATATCTCTGTGCAACACCGCTAAAGTTATTTCCTCGCTTACCAAAAAGACGGCTACCACCTGGAAGTGTATTAAAACCATAGTTATTATATAAATTACTAATTGGAGTATTTGATGATGGACCCATTCCAACAGTGTTTCTAAGAGCTGCTCTTAATTCATTTGCAGCTTCGTTTCGTGCATAATCTTTTGCTTGTGCTTGTTGTTGATAAGTTGTACCAGCACTTACTCTTCGTAAAGCACCAGCATAATCTTGAGTTGTGGCTCTTCCACCTAAATTATAACCAACTCGACCACCGTCTGCTTTAAAAAATTTTTTATAATCATAACCTTTAGCTTTACCTAATTCTTCTAGACCACCATCATATCTTTCTTCTCCCTCTAAAAATTCGTCTTCTTCTTTTCCAGGTTTAATAATATCTTCAAAAGCTTTTTTCATATCTCTGCTTTTATTAGAAGAAGATTTTGCAGTTTCTTTCATAATTTCTGCTTTTTCTTTTCTAGTTAAATCTCTTGGATCTTTCTCTTCAACTGAAATTTCTATTTCTTCTTCAACAGGTTTTGCTTTCTTTTTAAATAAAGTTGATAGACCTTGACCACCAGGTACTAGCATTGTTAAAATTTCCATAGTAGCATCAGGATTGTTATCAACAAAGTCTTGAACTTTTTTTCCAATCTCAATAGCACCAAGACCTGCAATAGTAAGTCCAGCTGCTTCTGCAAAAGGAATAAGTAGTGCGGGTGCCATTACCATCTAATAATACTCTGGATTTGGATCTTTAACTTTTGGTTCATCTTTTTCATCCTCTGGGTGTCCAATAAAACCACCCTGTCTAAATCTCATTATAGCCTGTGTTGTAGAATCCACTAAATCGTCATTATCTCCATATGGAAATGCTGCACATTCTTCAATGACTTCTTCTGCAAATTTTTCATCGGGTGCCCAAATTTGCCCTGACTCAAAAATTGGTGACACAGAGTTAACCCTAGCATGTTTATCGTTACCTTTACTAGGAGTGAAATTTATAACAGGTATCCCCATTTTTCGCAACTCATAAGTTAGGGGTAATCCAGAAGCTTTGGCTTCCACAATAACAGTGTCAGGATTCCAATATTGGAACTGTTCGTAGGCTTTTTTACGAAGTTCAGGAAATTCTAATCTTTCTTTTAAGGCATCTAATAGTATTAGATTAGCAGGTCCATCTTCCACAGGATAGAAAACACCCCATGTGGTAATAGCAGAAAAATCGGCAGTTTCTTTTTTTAAGAATGCTGTATCATAAGATTGTATAGTGTGAGTGATATAAGGAATATAACCCTTATCCCAAACTCTCCACCATTCTCTTTTAAGTAATGACCCTTCTTCACTTGTTGGATTCTGCATCCACTGTGCATTCCATTTACCAACGCTCAATGATGCTTTAACAGATTCTAATTCTGCTAGCTTCCAATAACCAGGCCACACAGGATCACCTGATGGCATGATTGCAGGAAACTCAACTACTTCCCATTGGTCTGATTTTAATTCTTTTTGTGATTTTAACAACGCTCCGGTAAGATCTTTCATCGACCAACGAGTCATTACCACTACAATAGATCCACCAGGTTGAAGACGTTGTCTTGGTCCTGATGTATACCATTCGTAAGCTTTCTCTAATGCATCCACGTTCAACGCATCTTGCTCCGAGTGTGGATCATCAATAATAAGTAAATCCGCTCCACGGCCCGT